ATAAACGATTTGAGCAACTTTGGTATTATCAACATCATTGCCACCACCTCTTAAAGCTGGCGTGAGGACATTACTTATATCCATGACTGTAAGATCACCCTCTGCTAACTTCGTGGCAATCTTTACAAGGCTTGCGTTACAAGCCATTTCCGCCTGTATGCACCCATCAACAGTCATGCGGGTTTTATAAGTCTTATCCCCCAGCTTTACTTGAAGCTCTCCGCGAAACGGATTTACCATTTGTTACCTCCAATAACAGCGTTTCATCACGATCACCTACGTTGGTAATCGATACAATTTTATAATCGCTGTCATTAGCGGTGACGCTATCACCAATTGAAACGCCCTTAACGAAAGGAATCTCAATCCTTGTCACATCGCTGGAGGCGTTTATGCCCCCTTTCACAGTCTCCCCTGAGACAGCGATTTCTGAGTTTACCCAAGCCATACTATGACACTACGCCCCTGCAATCGTAAGATCACCAGCACTCTGGAATGAGAAGCTATATGTGACTTCGCCGTTGAACTCACCAGCATATTCCAAAGTCTCAAGCATAAATGCACCTGTGAAAGTAATCAAATCCGGTACTAGGAATTGATAGTTCTTGAACGAGGATGCGTGCCATTGTCCATACAGGGTAGTTTCTGAAGCACTATCTGTGAAAACGCCATTACCTGACACAGATGCACTTTTAATACCACCTTGAGCTAACAAAACCCTAGCATCATTGGTTGAGTCTTTGTTTGTTATATCAACAGCCTCATCATTGAGGGTAATTGATGTTGAGCGCATACCGCCGATAGTAGTGAACACCTCTGGTGAAGCACCATCTCCTATCTTCATCAGTAATGCGCGACCTTTTTGTGCGGCCATACCTTTCTCCTTTAGCTATCCGTAATAAACGCCCGAAAGCGCATCACACCGTGGCGGGTCACGCCATCATTCTCTAGCACCTCGCTAGAAAATTCACACCGCAAGTCTATCAGGTTTGCACCACTTACGGAAAGATTATGTTCATGTAACAGGGTATAAATTCTTGCCTGTATATTCTTGGTCTCTTTCATGCCCCTGTAATCTGAGAAAATATCTACGTTGAAAATGTAATCTCTGGCATCCAAGGTCTTTGAACCATCATCAGATGTCGTTGTCGGCCCAATAATTACAATCGGGAGCGCAGTATCATCAGGAACCGCATCAAATACGCCCGTAATCAACGCACCAAGCGTCGAATCGCCATTAAGGCGGCTATATAGTGCCTCCTGTAATTCAAAGCCGTGTAGGGCCATTTAATCCTCTTTACCCTTGGGGCGGTACAATGAATGATCTTTTGGCAACAAGTCCCTATCAAATTGCCCACTTCTAAACCTATTGTTTCTGACTGCATAAAGGAAAGCATTGACTCTTGCCAAGGCCCACTGGTCTGGACCGGATACATTACGGCGTACGCTTTCAGGGTTTGTACGATATGCGCCAACGCCTCTTTCAAAGACCGCCCTCAACATACGCATAGTCACCCTTTTGCCCTTTTTATCACCATGCTTTTCGTTGTGTTCCTTCATCTTGCCTTCTAAGGCTTTCTCAATCCGTGCGCTTACCGCCTTTTGCTGGCCCGTTACCCTTCGATAGATAGAGTGACTTGAGCATGGCATATAGTAATTGCCATCTGGGGTTTTGAGAGTGTGAGTGCCATCACAGCCCAAGGCACTGGCCCGTCTTGCCGCCCCACTGACTGAACGGAATACATCTCTGCCTTCTCCCATGCGCGGGTCTTGCTTTTCACTCATTTCAATCCACCTCTCACGGCCTTGGTAAATCTACGCTTGAATGATGGTCGCCCTTTCTCCAGTGCGGGCTGTAAGAATGGTCTGGCTGGCATATCTTGGGTGCCAAACTCTAAAGCCGCTGAATAATCCGCTCTGCTTTCAATGCTTGCCCCAAGCTGATCTGAATCCATTACAACATGAATATTTGTAGCCAGAAAACCAGTATCGCCCGCTGGGGCGTCTCCAGGTGAGGATATTCTTATTGTTCGTGTAGGATTGTACCTAGTAACTTGCGGCCCTGATCTTGGGTTGGATAGAATACTTGTTACAGCCTCATTTCTTGTTTCATTGGCAAACATTCTAACAGCCTGTCGTACACCCTTCAGTATATCCTGTGATTGCTTATCAATTTTTCTATCAAATTGCTGTTTATTGATTACCCTAAGTCGCATCGTTGATTCCTCCCTCTGTACACCTAAGTTGGAGGTAACGATCTCTCATACCCATATTGATAATTGATTTTATGGCAAACGTGCGGGTAGTTCCCGAATCATCCCATGTGATGCGCATCTTGCCGCCGCCAGAATTGAAGTTGATATTCGAGTAATACCGGATGTACACATCGTGAGTAATGTCATGGCGAATAGTACCATCACTGAAAGACTGATTGCCATTAACAGGTACAATATCAGCAAAAACAGTCCTAACGGTTGAGAAACTAGATGTGAATCCACCACCTGTATCCGTGCTTGTTGAGCGGGACTGTAAGTTGACCGAATGTCTTAGATTTCCAGCATAGGGTGTTTTTGCCATTAGCCATACCCTACCCCAAACCGTGCGATTCTGTACGGGTTCCAACAGGCGGATACCAGCGATGGAACCATAGCAACCCCCTCTCCCTTTACCACCATATCAGGGTTTTCAAACAAATGAGCCGCCATAATTAATGCACCCTGCCTTATAGGGTCCGGTACAGTGCCGCTATTCGCCCCATAGCCCGCCACATACTTGATTTCTAGGGCATTGGCTACCCGTAGCATATCAGGCCAAGTTTCGCCTGTACGAAGCACTACACGCCCCATATCACCCGCTGTATCAACGTAGTATTTGCTTGTTGCGAGAGTAGTCGCCGTGTCATCGTCATCATACGTCTTGACATGCGTTACGCTTCCCAAAGGTGAGAACGGCAACTTAATTTCTCTTTTGCGGTAGGTGAGATATGGCCCCGTTGTGATACCTTCCACATCGGGAAATATATCATCCGCATACGGCACGTTATCAAGGAATAACGTAAGGGTCCGATTTATCAAGGATCGTTGCAGATAGTTCTTTGCCATTTCCGTAGCCGCTGATTGACAGACGGCTAACATGGTATCATGGGTACTATCCGTGTTTGCAATGCGTAGCTGGTTCTTAATCTCGTTAATAGAGATTAGATCAGCCGTTTCCGCTGTATTGACTGTGACCCCAGACATCTAAAATCATCAGGCTTTTTTTGCGGCGGCTTTTTTCTTCGCCGTTTTCTTTTCTTTTGGAGCATCTACTTTAGTCTCCAAATCCGCAAATCCCGCGTCTACAAACGCCTCCGCAATACTCATCTGCCAAGATGCCGCCATTTCATATGACTCACCTTCTGCATACTCCATCGTGAAGGTGCCTTCTGGATTGGATGCGCCTTTTATGGACTGCTTCATTTTAATCTTCATATCAAATCTCCAGAACAAAAGGAATGGGGATGAGCCTAAACCCACCCCCTATCCTAGATTGTTAGCCCGTGGGCGAACCGTCATTACCACCAGAAGATGGCTTGTGAATCGGGTCAACTACACCTGATACACTGTGAGGCGTACCATTGGAGTGAGAACCCGTGGCATCAATCTTTACGCGAACGTAGCGATTGGGGCCAACATAGCCAATCTTATGGACAGCGTCATCTTCCGCCGCCGCATCAATAGTAGCAAAGATTCCACTACTATCCACAGTGCCGTAGGTGACAAACTTAGTATCAGTAACCGCCGCGAAGGTGGAGTCATCCGACGAATCCTCAAGGACGTAATCGAACTTCACCGAACCACTTAGCGTATCACCGGATTCACCCACGTTCACAATCAGCATCACGCCGTTGTCAAATTGGGTATCAACTGATGTGCTGTTGGTATCCGAAGTAATGGTTGCAGGATCAACCAACTGAAGCACAGTCAGATTGTTAGCAAGATCTTTCATAGCCATGATCTAAACCCTCCTTTAAGCAGAGACTTTTTGCTTACGGATAGCTTCCGCAAGCACGACCTGACCACCGACTCGCCGCCGTGCATAGTAGCGAACCGTCCCACTTGCCGCCTGAGTGAAAGGATCACGCAGAATTGCAAGTTGAACACGATCCACAATCATGTAGGCTTGGTTGAAATCACCAAACACTACAGGATATGCACCCGCGCCAACATCGGCCATATCAGGAGCTTCAACATAAGGCTGACCCAAAATGGTATTGGGAACACCCGCTTGAAGGCTGAATCCAGCTTGGAACACATACGAACCGTTTGAGTCCACAAGTTTACGGATTGCACCTAACGTCGAACGGTTGAACATGAAGATACCATTACGGGCATATTCAGTCTTCACCGCTGAGTAAAGGTCTATAAGACCATTAGCCGTTAGAGCCGTACCGTTACCGGAATTAGTCTCACCAACAGAGCCATTGACCATGAAACCTTCTGGTTGACCTGATGCTGTACCGTTGACGAATGAGGTTCCCTCTCCCTTTGCAAACTGGGTTGCAAATTCATCAGAAAGCTCTGCTTCCATATTGAAAGCCGAATCCTCAACATCTTGCTCAGAAATATCCACCAACGCATATTGCTCATGCGCGGTGATTTCTTCCATGCCATATGTCAGACCCGTGGTTTCGCTACGAGTTCCAGTTTCAGTCACCCATGATGCTGAGAACGTACCAGTGCGGCTTGGCACTTGAACGCTACGGGCAGAAGTTTGACGGATACGAGCCGCTGAACGAACAGGGGAAATTTCCGTTACCTTCTTTACGATTTCAGCTACATACTCCGGTGGTGCAAGGTATCCGCCGCCTGTATCGTTAGATACGGTCAGCACTTTTACCTCATACTCATCAAGGGCGTCTTTACCCTTACGGAGATAGGTATCATAGGCTTTCATGCGCTCATCAACTGCTTTGGTATCCATACCAGCTTCTGGGCGTTTCAGGCGAGTTTCCATTTCATCAATACGGTCAGAAACAGAATCAGCGGCTACAGCCGCCTTCGTGAGACGCTGGTTCATATCTTCCAGCGAATCAAGTGACTTCTCGATTTTCTCTAGCTTTTCATCCACCAGAGGATCGGAAGCACCCTTCTTCTCAATTTCGGCAAGACGCTCATCATTGGTGTGCTTGAACTCTTCAAACGCTTTTCCAATCGACTCAACGGCTTCCCGAACTTCTGTACTATCGGACATTATGCCCTCCTTTAATCAGAAGATGTGGGTTGAATGATGCTTGCGAGACTTCCTAACAAGGAAACAATCTCTTGGTCACCTTCACCAGCGTCCCGCTGTTCTGTGAGAGTTGTTATGATTGCTTTCGCACAAGCCTTAGACTCTGAATGGCTCAATCTTCCATCATCCCGAAGGAATCTTTCCCATTCTCGAATAGTCCAGTCCTCGCCCTTTACTGATGAAACTCTGGCCTTGGGGTTCATCGGGAACGTGACTAGGCTAATCTCCATAAGGTCAACCTCTTTGAGCATCCTACGGCGGCGTCTCGCATCGTAGTCTTGCTTATCAGGGTCTGCCTTGTATCCAATTGATAGGCCATCAAGTGCGCCCATCTTCATCAATTCATATGCTTCGCGGCCCATCTGAGTGCCAAGGGCAAGCCGCCCTTTAACTGCAAGGCCATCGCCATCTTCTGAGATGGAATCAAACACACCAATCGGTATATCTTGCTTATGTTGCCAAAGCATTTTGACTTGCTTGGCTTTGCGCTTTCTAAGTGACTTAGAAAATGCACCACTGACAACAACATCATTGCCAAGGTCCTTATTACCAAAGATTGAGCCGTATCCAGAGAACCGTCCCT